GCGCAGGGTCAGATTTTCGATCAGCACGTCATAAATGCGGGTACCGGGCGTGGTATTGGCGATGGCGTTGCCGGCGCCGGAGTAAATCACCGTGGTGGCCGACGGCCCCTCGCCGTAGATCACCGAGCCGGTGCGGATCTGAAGCGGACTCGCGTGCTTGAAAACCCCCCTGGGAATGTAGGCGGGGATGCCCGCACTGAGCGGGGCATTGAGGGCGGACGAACTGTCCGCCACGCCCGTCGTGTCCGCCCCGTACCGCCGCACGTCGCCGGGCGGGAACATATAGTTTGTCGGCACCACCGACGCGCCTGCTTCCAGGGCCGACTGCGGCCAGATGGCGCGGCCCACGAGGTCGCCAGTCAGGGTGCTGCCGGCATACTCGGGGACTTCCCACAGCGTCGCGTTGAGGGTGGTCGTCATCACCACCCGGTAGGTCACCTGCGGGTCCAGCCAGATCGTCGGGAACAGGCCGCCCACGTCCGCAATCACGGGGTTGCTGTGCGCAATCGTCCGGTCCGGGTCCTGATAGACCGTCGTCGGGGTCGTCGTCCCCGCTAGGTAAAACCACAGCTTCGCACCCCCCTGCGGGGCGCCAGAAGCCGTAAACTCCCGGGTGCGTGGGGGCGCGAACAGACTAGACATAAGGCGAATCACCCATAAAAAAGCCCGCACTAGGCGGGCCAAGAGGCTGGAAATGAAGCAGTTTTCTGCTTGGGAGGACTTCAAGTTCTCCGTCTTTGGCCTGCTGTTACTGCTGGCCCCGCTGCTGCTGCTGGCCCTCTGGGGCTTCCTGCTGTTCGGCTAGCAGGCGCGCCGCCTCGGCCAAGTCAGCGTCCTCGGTGCGCGCCGCGATGTTGGCAAGCTGGGCAACCTGCTGCCCGTAGGCCCCCGCTGGGAACTTGCTGGCTGTGGCAAGCCAACGCACAAAATCGGGATTGGTCATCAGCCGCGCCGACAGATTGGCCCCGCCAACCGTGGCCCCGATGCCCGCCAGAACGTCCAGCCGCCCGGTAATCAGGGCCACCAAGGCGCCACCCACCGTTCCGGCCTGAGCGGCGGCCTGCTCCGTCCCTGAGGGGTTGCGGAATACCTTGGCGCCATCCCGGATGTTCGCCGTCACCCGCGCAATCGTGTCGAGGTCTTGGCGGAACTGATTGCCGAAGCGGTCGAAAAGCACCCGCTTTGCGGACTGGCTAAGGGTGTTCCAGTTCGTCAGGAACGTCTCGGGGCTGAAGGCGTCGCCGGTCGCGTTCTGCACGCCAGCCTTAGCCGTCCCCAGTCGCCGCAGGACCGCCGCAGAGACGGCTTTGCGACCGTCCTCTGGTAGTGACTGCATGATCGACCGGAGAACAGTGGCGCCCTCCTTGGTGCCCGACGTGGCGGCCTTGAACACCTTCTCCGGGCCGCCCGCCGCGTCGATCACCGAATCAATCACCTCAAGCCGGCGCATACCGGCGCGGGTGTAGTTGTTGGCCCGGGAAAACGCCGCGCTGGCATCAGGGCCGGCCCCACGGGCGGCCGCCTCCAGGTCTTCGGACAGCGCCTTATAAAGAGCCGTCCACTTGCTGCGCGGCACGTCACTTAGCAGGCCGGCGTCAGCCATTTCGTTGCCCACCAAGGTCCGCAGCTTCTTGATGGCCTCATACGGCAGGGAGTCCGGCACGGCCGCCTTCGCGAGGTCGTCGCCCAATGCCCCCTCGATGCCTTGGATGCGGGAGTTCTTGAACCACTGCGACAGGGCAGGCGCGCCCGGAATGTCTGCGTTCAGGGCTTGGAGTGCCGCCCGGGTTTTCGACACGTTCACGGGCGTCTGCCCGCCGAGGTACTGGTCGAGCTTGCTGTATAGCTTTTCCTGCTGTGCCTTGAAGGCGCCCACAAAGCCGGACCCGGGCGTAGCCTTCTCGCCACGGATGCCCTTGACAATGGCAAGACCGGCTTCGTCAGCGCCGGCGCCGGGGGAGAGGCTGTCAGCCTGCTTGCCTACGGCGGCGCCGATCTCGTCGGCCTGGTCCGTGGCCTTGGCAATGATCCGGCCCGCGCCGCCGGGCGTGCGGCCCAAGAGGCTTTCCGTACCCTGCGCCACGCGGCCCTGCGTGCCCTGGCCGACGGTTGGCGTGGTGCCGGCAGTGGCAAAATCGTCGATGTTCTGCTCAAGCGCCTGACGCCCAGCCTCGCCACCGCGAAAGGCGCGGCGCGTCAGTTCTGGCGTGGCGGCGGCCATGCCCTGCGGGAGCGCCGCCCCGACGATGCCAGCGGCGAACTGCGCCAGAGGGCCGCCACCCATTTCCCGGGTGACGCCCGCGCTGGTGCCGCCGGTGGCGCCCGAAACGGTCTGCAACACCGGGTTGGACGCCAGCGTGGTCCCCACCCGGGAAACCACCGGATTTGCGGACTGCGCCGCAACAGACCCCATGCCCATGCTGCCCATTGCAGCGCCCGCGCCACTGACAAGATCGCCCATGACCCGCTCGGTGGGCGTTTCTGGGGTCGGGGCGCCAAACTCCGTCAGGGCGTCACTTAGGGGGCCGGCCCGCTTTTCTGAACCGACCGCCTCAAGAATTGCGTTCAGCGGGACGCGCACGATGTTCCCCGCCAAGTCAGGCACGCTCAGGATTCCCTCGGCCAGCCGGCGAGAACCGTAAGCAATTTGCCGGCCTGCCCGCTCGGCAGGGCTTAACCCGTACCGATCCTGATACTCAGGCGACGCGGAATCGTACTCGGCCGGATTCTGCGCCTTCAGGTCGGCAGCAGTCGTCGTGCCGCGCAGCCCCACCTTGCGGGCGAATTCGTCAAACGGAAGGTCCGCGTAGAACTTCCGGTGCAACCCCCGCGCGAGCTGCTCGTCGCTCAGGTCGTCGTACTGCGGGTACTTCTGACGGACTTCGGCAAAGGACGGCATTAGCGAATCCCCAGCGGATCTTCGGCGCCGCCAGACGGCGGGCCGCCAGCGGGCCCTGGGCCAGCGGCCTTACGGATAGCCTCCTTAGCAACCTTCCGCGCCTGCGCCTTCTGCTTCAGGGTAGCCGGCGAGTCGCCCGCCATCGGGAAGTACGTCCGGTAGTAATTGGCGAACTCAGACGCCGGCATGGCCGCGCCGGTTCGGAAGCGCGCAATGGGGTCCATCCACTCGTAGGCGGCCTGGAAATACTGCTGGGCCTCGGGCGTCAGCACGCTGTTTGCGGCGGTCTTTGCCAGCGTCCCGGATTCAGGGTTGCTCGTCACGCCGAACGCCTGAGCCTGCATGGGGGTTGGCACGAAGTTAGGCGCCGACTCCAGCGCCATGTCGGCGTTGTCCATCGAGGCGACAAAGGTTGCCGCCTTGGTCTGCATCTCCGTGGGCTTGACCGGCTTTTGGGCCGTCGTCGGCGGAGCTTCCATGCCAGTAGCTTGGCCGGGGTCCGTGTAGATCAATCGCCCATCGGGGCCGACAACCACAATCGGGTTCCGCTGCGGCGGGGCAGTCGGAGTGACATATGCCGTCATGCCTTCCGCCTGAGACTGATCCATGTAGATCGGCTGGCCGTCCGGCCCGCGGACCTTGACCAAGCCCCTCTGCGTCGCCTGCCCGCGAGAGGCAAACAGTTCCGTGGCGCTCGTCACCGGCTGGGCGCGCATCGCGATAGTCCGCAGCCGGCCGTCGAGTTCAGCGGCGCGGGACAGCAGCTCTGGCGGGATCTGCCCGCCCTGCGCCTGAATCGCCCGCACCTGCGGCTCAAGCTGCGCGATCTCGGCCAACGTGGCGTCGTACTCGGCCTGCAACGGGGCAATGCGCCCGCGCTCTTGCAGGGCCGCCGCCTGGTTCTGCTGCGCGGCCTTGAGGTCGAACTCGTCCGCCGCCGACCGCTGATCGGCGTACCGCTGCTCGTTGTTAATCGCCTGCTGCTGGTCCTTCCCGCGCTGGTAGCCAGTCACGGTGTCCCGAACCTCGGGACCGAAGCCGCGGGCAATGATCAGGTCAATCGCGCTCACGTCGGGAACGTCCGGTTAAAGTCGTACCCGCCGACCGGATTGGTGCCGCGACGGCCCAGGATCTCGCCCAGCCCGCCGAGGCCGCCGAGGATCGCGCCCGTCTGCCCGAGGATGCCCGACGCGCGGCTGTCGCCCTGCGACTGAAGCAGGCTCGACACGTTGGCGCCCGTGTTCATGGCGGCCTGCGAGGCAGTGCCCGAGGCGGTCTGCGCGCCGCCCGACAGGCTCGCCAGACGGTTGAGGTAGTCGTTAAAGGCCGGCATCGCCACCCGCCCCGCAATGTCCGTCTGGAGCGCCGTCAGGACGTTGCCCGAGATCGGGCCCGAGCCGGTGGCCGAAGCCTGCGCGGTCGAAGCCCGACGCGCCTGATCCACCGCGAACTGGAAGCCCGGGTAGTTGGCGATCATCTGCTGTACCTGATCGCCCGACATGGGGCCGCCGGCAGCGGCCGGCTGGGAATCGGCGAAGTACCCGAGCTTGTTCTGCACCAGCGCGTTCGCGATCTGCGACTGCGCGCCGGGGCGGTTCCTGCTGATCAGCGCCTGAATCTCGCCCTGCTCGTCGTAGGCCGTCGGGTTGGCCTTCACGGTGTCCAGCAGGCGCTGGAGGTCGGACTGCGCGATGGGGCGGTTCTTGGACTCGACGCGCCCGCCAATGCTGCCCATCAGCGGCGTGGGGATGCCACCGGACTTCCCGCCACCGCCCGCAATGCTGAAGCCCTGAAGCGGGTTGATCGGGTTGTAACCCGTGGTCCCGCCCGTCTGTAGCCCGAGGATCGACGCAAGCTGCGAACGCGCCACGTTGCCGGTCTGGATCGCCGGCATCTGGAGCCCGAGGACGGTATCGAACTGCCGGCGCTGCTCGCCAATGGCCGCGTTGGAAGCGTCCCGCTGCGCGTCCGCCGCCTTGTCAGCCCCGAGGAAGCCCGACAGCAGGCCCGCCCCACCCAATGCAAGCGTAATCGGGTCCATCAGGCGTCATCCTCGTAAACTGAAAGCCAGAACTGCACGTTGGCGTCCTCGCCGTACACCCGCACCACGTCACCCGCGCCCAGCACCAGCCCCGACCACGCCGTGTACTCGTTCGCCGGCAGGCTCGTGCCGTAAGCCAGGTAGTGCGCGTCCACAATCGCCGCCCCGTCCGGCGAGATCGCCAGCCGGAAGGTCTTGGCCGCCCCCGCGATGTTGGTGGCCTGCAAATAGCGCACGGCCGCCCGCTTGCCCGTGGGGCAGGTGTAGAGCGTCGTCAGGACCGCGCCCGGCGTCGTCGCTACCGTGTTGACCGTTGCCGCCATCTACACACCCAGGAAAAGGATTTCGCGCACGTCCGACTCAAGCGCAGTGACGCGGGTATTCGTGGCCGTAATCGCGGCGCGGTTCTGCCGGACGCCCGCATCTACCGGCGTGGCGTCACCAAGGAAACGCGCTTCCGTTTCGTAGTCGTCCGAAACCGTCTGCGCGGTGTCGAGTTCCTCGAAATACCGCACCCAGACCGGGGAGATTTTCCCGTCCGCCCCGATGATCGGTTCGCGTCGTGGACGCTCAAGCGGCAAGCACCTGCTCCTCGTTGATCCACGCGCCGTAGAACGCAAACGGCGTCGGGTCGCTGTACGTCAACTGGTACACCCGGTTACGCGACCGGCCGTGGCGGGTGAACGGCACGCGCTTGCGCGTCTCGCCGATCTTCCCAACGCCCCGAAAGTAGGTCGTGCCCCACGTCTTGCCGCCGTCGTCCGAGTACCGCAGGCCGATTTGGGGGTCAGAACCCTGCCCCGTGATCAGCCCCACGCCCACGTCGAGGTCGAGTTCAACGCGGTCAAAATGAATCCAGTTGGGACCGGCGGACAGGCTCTCCGAGGTCAGCGTCACCACCTGCGGGTCGCCCCACTCGGTGTACGTCTCGGGGTCCAGATAGCCGAGCTTGTTCCCGCTCCAGACGTACTGGCGCCCGTAAGCCTCGATGTGGCCCTCAACCTGCCAGCGGTCGCTGCCGTAGCTCGCCCGCTCGTTCCACAGGCCCGTCCCCACGGAATACTCAAAGGTTCGCCCCTCGCTGGGGAACGTCAGCACATACGAGAACGTGCCGTCCTGCGAGATCGCGAGGCCGAAGGCGTCGTCCAGGGTGTCGAAGCGCGCGAACAGTTGCTCAAGGGCTTCCGTGGACACCCGCTGCGGCGTATTGCCCCGCAGGACGCGCACCGTGCGGTCGTCGGCCAGCCAGAACACCGACTGATCGAGTTTCGCGGGGCTTCGCGGCGCCAGGCACCCGCGCTCAATGAAGCCGTCCGAGTTGAGGCCGAACGGATACGGAATCGTGCCCCGGTTGGACGCAATCGCCATCGCCCGGGGGCCAAACTGGATGAGGTCGCGCCCCTCGGCAATGATGGCGGTCGGCTGTTGCTGCGCCCACGAGATCGAATCGAAGGCGAGGGCTTGGTAATTCAGCGGGTCGCCGAAGTCGCTGACGAAAATCCGGTCGTCAGCCAGAAAAACAAAGTACCCGTCCGTCCACACCACCTGCGTGGACGGCAGGAAGTCGGCATCGGTGATCGGCGTAACCGTCGTGGTCACCACATAGCCGTCGCCGTCGGCCAGAAACACGGCCTTATCGACGCCCGCCGCGCTCGGGCAGTAGCCGGTGCCGGGGATCGACCCCAGTAGCGTCGCGGTGTGGCTGTCCGACACCGAATAGACGCCTTCTCCCGCCACGATCACCAGCGTATTGCCCACCAGGGACGCGCCCCGAATGGGGCCGGCGGCCGTGAGGGCATTCTTGATGCCCGGCAGCCGGAAAACCGGCGTCTGCGTGCGCGATCCCTGCTGCGCGGGGACCGTTCTTGCGTTCACCACGCGCTGCGCCGACAGGCTCAGGGCCGGCGACTGGTACGAATTCACCGCAAACCGGGTGAACACGCTAGAAGTCCTCCACCGCCATCGGCTCGGCGATGTATTTGGCCGCCGCGAGCTTGCGCAGCAGCCGCTCTCCCTGTGACGGGGCCTGCCCGCCTACCTGACCGTTGATCCGCAGCCGTTCCAGGCGGTCGCCAGACACGCCAAACGGCTGTGCGGCGTGGTAGGCCAGCACCCACGCCATCGGCAGGGCCGCCGCATCCGGCACCGACCCGTCGATTTCCCAGTAAACCAGCCCCAACTCTTCCAGCAGGGGCCACAGCGACCCGTAAATCCGGGCGAGTTCGGCCATGTCCTCGGCCGACACCACCCGATCAGGGCCGGTCGCGCCGATTTCCACCAGCGCGTCGCCGTACAGGTCGTTGAGTTCGCGTGCCATAAGAACGGGGGCCGGGTGTTACCCCGGCCCCCTGACCCTTACGAGTAGTACCAGAAGCTGTAGTAGAGGCTTCCGGCCGCCGCCGTGCCCGAAGGCGCGGTGGTGAAGGTCGTGGACGCCAGCGTCTTGCCCGACGTGACGTAGGGCTTGATCGCCCGGACCGTCGGCACCTGCGTCGCCACCGAGCCCAGGACCGCCGACGTAACGCCCGTCAGCACGTCCGTGGCACCGATGGTCACCTTCGTCACCACGCCCGTGCTGCTGTCGAGGTCGTCCGACGTACAGCCGACCGCGACCACCGTCACCCCATCGGGCAGGTAGCCGAGGTTAACCACGTCGTTCAGTTCCATCTCGCCAGTCGCGAGGGGAACCTCGAACATCTGCACGCACAGCCCGCCGTTGGCAAGCTGCTTGCGCGGCTTCTGATAGGCGGTCAGGACCGCCTTGGTTTCACCAGCCATGTTTCATTACTCCTGTGGTTAGGCGACAGCGGCGGTCCAGACGGACACGACACCGTGCTGCTTCAGATCGTCGGTATCGGCAGCACCCGAGCCGAAACACAGCTTCTCGACGCCGTAGATCTGCTCGATGGCCACGCCCACCTTGTCGCCGTAGTCGAAGGTCTCGGTCTTGGAGGTCCACCGCTTGGCAAGGCCGTAACCCACGGCCTGCGCGCCGCAGAGGAACGCCTGACAGGTGGTGACAGCCGAGCCCGAGTCGATGTTGGCGCCGACGATGGGAAGCTCCGGGATCGACCGGATGATGATCCCGTCCCACACGAAGTCCGCACCACGGAACAGCGGGTTCTCCTTCGACCGCTCCCGGGCCTCGCGCTGCGCGGCCTGGAACACGGTGTCGGACAGAACCAGATCCCGAAGCTGGTACGGGTGGGCAAACAGCACGTACCACTCCTCGTCGCCCTTGGTCCGGATCGGCCGGATCTTCGGGCTCGCGGTCTGCGCGAGGATCTTGGCGGTGCTGAGAACGCTCGCCTTCATCTTGTCGTCGGTGTTGTCGAGCTTGTTGTGCTCGGTCGCGAAGACCGAACCGCCCGTGCCCGCCGAACCCCAGACGGTGCGATCCGCGTTGTCCACCAGCCACGCATTCCGGTCCGCCGCCGCGATGGCGTCGAACTCGGCGCTGGTAAACCACGTCTGGATCGTGTTGCCGCTCCGGTAGGAATTCAGGGCGCGGATCACAAGCTCGCGGGTGTCGTCAATCGCCCAGCCCTTGAGCATGGCCTTGCCAGCCATGCGGAGGTCGATAGCCGACTTCTGCTCGCTCATCTCAGCGACGCGAATGCCGTTACGGCGCTTGTCAACGGTCAGCAGGTGGGAGCGAGAAAGCAGCTCCTCCTCGTTGCCCTCCAGCGTGCCGGTGCCGGTGACGGCCGCGTTGGAAAGCCTGTTGACCAGAGCAAAGGTGAGTCGATCACCCTTCTTCTTGGTCAGATCCTCCTTCATCTGGATGATGGAGTTCTCGTCCGTACCCATGTACGGCGCGAAGCGGTTCTCGCGGATGTACTCCTCGAAGAACTTGCTGTCCCACTGCTGAACTCTCAGCCCAGTGGCGTTGGTTGTATCAGCCATGATTGCTCACCTCAGTAAGTTGGTAACAGGTCGGTAAGGGGCTTGGGGCCGGACCACGTTTTGGTCGTCTCGCCCTTCGCGCCCGCTATGTCGGTGAGTGACTCAGGGACTTCGGGAACCGGCTTGGACTGCAACGCCTGCCGCGCACGCTCTTCGCCGCGTGCCTCGGCCTGCTTGATGAGTTCCTCAAGGCTGCCGGCCTCGCGGAACGTCTTGAGGTTTTTCCCTGACTTGTAGACGAACTCCACCGGGTTGGTGGCAGCCCTCGCCTCCTCGATCAGGGCGGGCGTCTCGCGCGCGGCCTCGGTGAACGCTTGCACGGCTTCCTCGTAGTCGGGGTAGCGCGTGCGCGCGTCCTGCTCGGCCAGCGCGATGAATCGCGCCTGTGCCCGCGCCTCGGCTTCCGCCGTGATGCGCGTGACACGCTCCTCAAGGTGCTTCTCCCACTCGTCGGGGCTCTCAAACAGGTTCGGCTTGGGCTTGGCGGCTTCCGCCTCCTGCGCCTTCTGCCGGAGCGCGCTCAGTTCGCGCTCGTACTCCTGTCGCTTGCGACGCTCCTCGGCCAACGCCTGGTGCGGCACAAACCCCGGGGGTGGCTTGCTGTCCTTCGGTTCCTCTGGCGGTTTCTCGGCAGCCGGCGGCGCTGCTTCGGCCTTCTCGGCCGGTGGGGCCTCGGGAGCCTCGGGGGCTGCCTCGACCGCTGGTTCGCCCGTGGGCTCGGCAGAGCCCGTCAGAATCGCGTCCAGTTCCGTGTGGTCACTCATTGCTTCCATCCGTTACCCCGAAGTCGGGAATCGCCCGTGAGCCGGCGGCGCTTTTTCCAGGCAACAAAAAACCCGCCGTAGCGGGTTCTCTGGTAGTCAGAAACTTGTGCGGGCTAAGGCGTCGCTCAGTACCCCAGTCGGTAAATGGCCGTGGCGCGCCAGATGACGTTGGTGGTGCCCGGGCAGACCACCGTGGTGTTGGTGCCCGCCGCAGACGAGCGCAGCGGGGCGCCGAACTGGAACTCGGTTTCGGTCAGCGTGCCCTGCGGGGCCGCGTCGGCCCGGAACGGGATCGAGGGCGTGCCGGGCAGGTTGGTGGTCGTCACGAGGACCGGCGTGGCGCCCGCCGTCAGGGTGGCGACGGCGAAGTGGTAGACGCGGATGCTGTCGAAGTAGTGGAACAGGCCGGTCACCGACGGAACCGTCAGGGTCACCGCCGCGCCCGAGGCGCCCGTGGCGGTAATGGCCAGCGTCATCGGCACGCGCTCGACCTGGATGACCGCATCGGCGCCCGTCGCCCGGGCTGCCACGATCACCGGGCCGCTGGTGTAGGCAGAGGCCCGGATGCGGACCCGGCGGAAGCCGGCCACGTTGACCGCAACGGTGGTGCCGGTGGCAGTCACCGACACGACGTAGGCTTGCGTCACCACGTTCAGCGCCGCGAGGGCGACGTAGTTGGTGCCGTCCACCGAGCCCTCAAACACACAGGTGGCGGTGAACGTGCCCCGGAAGTCCACCAGCATGGTGGAGTGGCCGTTGAGGTCAAGCAGCACCTCGCCGTTGGCGGCCGCGATGTTCTGCGTGACCGCCCTACCGTCGGTCAGCGTGCCGCCCCCGAGCTGGTCGAGGACGCCCATGTACTCGTTGCCGCGTGCGTCGTACAGGATTGCCATGTCAGCCCACTGTGTAGTTCAGCCGGAACGCGCCGCCGATCCGCTGACCGGCTGTCGCGATCACGTCAAAGCCGCCGGTCCCAGCAATGGCCGCAAAACTCACGGCGTCCATCTCGGGGTCGTTCTCGTCGGTGTCCAGCGGGCCAGCGGGCTGCACCAGAATCCGGTTGCTGCCCGTCACCGTGGCGTCGGACACCGTGATCCGCGCCCGCTTGACGCCATAGGGAACCGTGATCGTCGCCGCCTTGACTTGCGGGCCGGAGGCGCTGCTGCCGGACGCCGCCTTGGCCTTCCGCAGCGCAAACTGGATCAGCGCCGTACTCACCCGGCCGCCATCCCCGCCGCACCAGCGGTCGCCACGGCGGTCGTAATCTGCGCCTGCTTGGCCTCCTCAACGGCCTTCGCGGCGTCCGCCTCAAGCTGCGTAACCTGGGCATTCGCCCCACGCGCCTGCAACTCCTGCTGCGCCTTCGCCACGGCCTGCATCTCGGGGGAATCCCCGCCCGAGAGATTCTCCTTGAGCGCCTTCTTGTTCCGCAGGTTGCTGGCGTCGAGGTACACGTCGGGCGGGAAGATCACCCCCGCCTGTGCCAGCGTCACCAGTTCCGCGAACTGCTCCTGCTGAAGCACCGTCACGTCCGGCATCTCGTCCAGCACGATATCCACGTCCAGCTTCGTCACGTCGTTGCGCTTCGCCATGACCTTGGTGGGCGTCAGGCGGGCAATCTCGGCCAGCTGCGGCAGGACCGGCATACCGTTCTGCTGCGCGATCTGCACAAGCTCTTGGGCCGTGATGCCCTTGTTCAGCGCCACGAACTTGGGCGCGCCCTCGTCGTCGCGAATCCGCACCCACGTCTCGTCGGTCCAGAACTGCTTGATGCGGTGCCAGACCTTGCGATAGGCCGTCTTCTGGAAGTGCCGCAGCTTGTCGAACAGCCTGCCCACCTCCAGCGCATCGGACTGCCGGTCCAACTGCTTGGCGCGGCCAGACTGCGAGCTGCTGGTGTTCGTCGGGGCCTTCGGGCCGGTGATCGACAGGGCCTCGGTCGCCTGCTGCAACAGCGCCGCGTGACCGGCCGACAGGTCGAGGTTCTGGTTAATCGCCAGTTCCATGCCAGGCATCTTCTCGATCACATAGTCGGGCTTTGCAATCTCCTGCCGGAGCTTCTGCACGTCGGCCACGGCACCGTCATCCAGCACCACCCCGCGAGTGTTCAGCAGGTGCAGCGACTTGCTGCGGCGGTGGTTGATCTCGTCCTGAAGGCTCTCAAACCGCCGGACAACGCCGTACCGCCGGTTTTCCTTGTCCACGAAGGCCGACACCCACGCATACGGGTGTTCCGGCTCGCCGTCCTCGTCCAGATACGGGCTCGGCTTCGGCTCCTCCAAGAACCCGTCCTTGACGAACACGCACCGCAGCCACTGGCCCTTGTGCCGGTAATACTGCTCGATCACCCGCACGCGCTTGCGGTGGTGGTCGAAGTGCGGCACCTCCTGCGGGCGGTCGTCGTCAGACTCGGCCATTCCCCCCGAGGAGAACCGCGACGAGGCTAGATCCCACAGATCCTCCTTGTCGCCCCACTTCGCCCGGGCGTCGTCAATGTCCATCCACGCGAACGTGCCGAGGAAGCGCGCATCGCCAAAGTCCGCCTCGGAACTGTAGGGATCCCAGTAGCACCGCTCCCAGCGGTTGCGGCGGATCACCACGTCCATGCCGTCGCCGGCCTTCTTGACGATGATCTCGGCGCCGCCCATGCCCTCGATGAACACGTTTTCGGCCACGTCCGACCGGATCTTGGGAAAGTCCTGGTCGTCGCCCACATACCGCAGGGCGTCCGTGATGGCCTCGGCGTCCTGCTCGTGGGTCGGTGTGCGGGGATACGCTTTCGGGTCCGTCCGCGACGCGACCTCAAGGCCCACCATGTAGTCGATCTTGTCCTTGATCTTGTTATCGACAATCGGCGCCTGCTTGCGCTTCCGCAGCGTCGAGATTTCCTCGTCCGTCCACTGGTAGCCGTCGTAGTAATCCCGCGCCCGCAGGGATTCCTCCCGTGCGGTAATCGTGGCATCCCACCATGCGTCGAAGTTCGCGACGACGCGCGACAGGATGTCGTCGGTTTTCGCTACGTCCGCCAAGAGTCGCCCTCGGTGTCTTCAAACGCCCGGTCCCAGCGGTCCCGCTGCACCTTGGGCTTTGCCACAACCCCCAGCGCGGGGTGCGCCTGGTCAATCGCCCGCGCCATCAGTCCGCACATGTCCACGGCGTCGTCGTATTTCGCGGCGGGGAATCCCAGAAACTGCGCCAGTAAGCGATCCCCGTAGTCGTTTGCCGGCAAACCCACGCGACCCATACTCGCCATCGCTCTCAAGCTGGAAGCCCGCGCTACCTTGTCCCCAATGGTCGGCAGCCAGTCCACCAAGCCCCCGGGAATCCTCCGCTCCCGGCGTATCCGCGTAATCAGGCCCTCCGAGGCTCTCCTCGGCATTCCCGCCTCGCCGAACTCGGCCAAGGGGCGGTGCCGGGCCACGAGGGCCATGTATTGCTCGACCCACTGGACTTGATCCTGCTGGCCGTACCAACCGTCGATGCCGAGATACAGCCGCGTCTCGCCCCGTTCGGTGGCGACGCCGTGAATCCCTAGCTCCGTGAAGTCCCCGCCGCCCTCGGTGAAGGCAAAGTCCGACGTGAGGTATTTCTTCACCGCCGGCACTTCGTCCAGCCGGTAGCGCCAGAACCACTCGCGCTGAAAGAATGTGCCTTCAGCCGGCAGGGGGCGCTGCTCGTACAGGGCCGACCAATACAGCGGCGGCGTCACCGCCCGCACTCGGTCATAGAACGCTTGGTCAAACCGCTCCGGCCACAGCGGCTCGCCGCTCACCGGAAGCTCTACCACCGTCCACTTGTCGCCCGAGTCCTGACTGGCCAGCAATCGCCCGGCCAAATCGTCCTCGTGCATCCGGTGCTGAATCAGGATCACCCGGGCGCCGGGATGAAGCCGGTTGTACGCGGTGCCCTGGTACCAGTCCCACACCCGATCACGGGCCGTCTCGGACTGCGCGTCCATCATCGACGCGAACGGGTCGTCAATAATCAGCCGGTCGGCGCCGCGGCCCATGATCGCGCCGCCAATGCCAACAGCGAAGTAACCGCCGCCTGCGTTGGTCAGCCACTTGCCCTTGGCCGTCGAGTCCTCGGCCAGCCGGGTATCGAAAAGCGCCTGATACTCCGGGCTGTCGATGATGTTCCGCACCTCGCGGCCGTGATCCTCGGCCAGCGGGACGGTGGACGAGGCCGATATCACGCTGAGTCGCGGGTCGCGACCCAACGCATAGGCCGGGTACCGCTGGCTTGCCAGCATGGATTTGCCGTGACGCGGGCAGACCAGCAGCATTAGCCGGTCAACCTCCCCACGCTCTACCCGGTCAAGCTGATCGGATATGACCCGATGCACCCTGCCGACTTGGTAACGCGGGGTTACCGCCTCAGTGAACCGGAGAAGGCTCCTCCGCGCTTCCCTGCGCCTCAGCAGCTCCGAGGCTGCGTCCTGTGGCGATATCTGCAAGCTCGGCGTCGCTGAGCTGTCGAGCGTCAACGTATTCAACCGTTGCCTCTAACTGTGTCGGGGCCAGACGGGAATACAGGCGGTAAAACTCCGTCTTGTTGCCCTCGGCCCACTTGGCCATCGCGGCCGTCCCGCCAAGCCGGGTGAACACCGCGACGATGTTCTCCTTGACGCTGGCGGTTAACTTGTTCTTCGCCCCTGGCGGGCGTCCTGCGCGAGCCATACTAAATACCCGCCGAAACCTGTTTTTCTTCGGGTTTTGAGTAGAACTCACCGAAGTAGCGCGGCCCCGCCTCATCGCGATATGCAAGGGCTTCCGCAAGGGACGGGAACCCCCAGCGAGAAACGCCCTTGCCGCGCACCTTGAACCGGACTTCCCACCCCTGTCCGTGCCGACGGATGTTGCGGTATCCGCTGGTGTTGCGCGGCTCAGGCCGGATGCGGTTGGCGCCGTTCTGCGACTTGTCAGCAGGCCGCAGGTTGGCCAGTCGGTTGTCGGCTTTGTCGCCGTTGACGTGGTCGATCAGCCCCGCCGGCCACTCGCCATAAACGTAGAGCCACGCCAGGCGATGCGCCTTGTAAACCCGACAGTCAATGCAGAGGTCGATGTATCCGCGCTTACTCAGCGTGCCGGCAACGGCCCCGACGCGGATTTTCCGTCTTGGCGCCGCCCACCGGAATATCCCGGTATCAGCGTCGTAAGAAACAATTTCCCGCAGTCGGGCCGCGGTCAGTTCGCTCATACCAGCCCGTACAGGTTCTCGACGCGGTAAACGTGCTGCGTCGTCTGCTGGGTCGCAAGCCCTTCGTCCGTCAGGACGACCAGGCTCCGGTCCTCGTAAGCGTTGGTATCGTCGCGAATGGCGTTCTCGGCCGCCGTGATCGGGATTGTCGTCACGGCGGTCGGCGTCAGGGTCGTCCACGCCTTGATCGGTTGCAGCGTCGTCAGGCAGTCCAGACGGTACTTCAGCGTCGTCGGGGTGACGATGGAACCATCATCTCCCCGGACGGCGGCGGAAATCTCGACGGCGGTTTTTTCCTTGACGATCTGCATTGGCTGAACGCACACGCTTGCACGCTAGTCCACCCTAGCAAAATCCTCATACCCCGATTGGGAACTTTGGGAACTTTGGGAATTGTCCCCGTCGTCAATGCGCGCGGCGAGGTATCCATGCGACTGGTCGATGAGGCGATACAGGGTGGACTTGGTGACGCCCAGGGCGTTGGCCTTGGCTTCGTAGGGTAGGGAACTGCGGTACATGACCGCCACGACGTTCCGGTGCTGCTCGGGCAGACTCAGGAAGGCTCGGTGGAACGCCGCAATGGCGCGTGGCATGAGCTTTACGGGCACTCGGGCAAGCTGCTGCTTGATCGCGGCCCCGACGCTGCCCTCCTCCCGAATCCGGGCCATCAGGGAGGCTTTGGGCCACCCGGTATCCTCACGGGCGAACCACCGCCCCCACTCCTTGCCGCGCAGGTGTACCCACTGGATCACAGTTGCAGCACCGCGCCGTCGCCCATGTCGAGGACGTAGCGCATATCCGTGGGT